TCCAACCGCTTCCCAACTAACTTTCATAAATTCTTGTACTGCTTTTCCAAATACGAATACGGCTCCAGCCACAATTACCAATGCTGCTGCTCCTTTCAAAACTTTATTCATATCAATTTTGGATATGGAATCCAACATTCCACCCTTTTTACCCAAATCACCACCACCAGCACCATCAGTTAGTTTTTCAGTAATAGAATCCTTTGCCTTTGAAGTTACACTTTCAGTAGCCTTTTCACCAACACCACCAAACATTCCTCCAATTTTCTTAACAGGCCACATCAATAAGTTTTTAAGTACAGAGCCAGTTTTTTTAGCTATACCACCTACATCAATACCCATAGCCTGAAAACCAAATCCTAATTGACCTGCTGCAATTATTGCGGCTCCAATAGTTTTTATAAACCCACCACCAAAATTATTTACGGCTGCAGTTATGGACTCATTTACAGAGCTAAATTTTTCATTAAGTAAAGAAACTTCACCTGTGGCCTTTTCGGAGTTTTCCATCATTTTTTGAAGCTCACCAACAGAAACACCCAATAAATCTGCGGTTGCTTTCTTTTGGAACATATCCATTCTATTAAATTCTTCAATACCCCCCAACTCATCTAACGTTGCTTTGGTTGCTTCTTCAATTTTACCTGCAAATGCTAATTCTCTGGCTTTATTTAGGTTTATATTTCTACCTAACATTGCACTCAATTCCAATTCTTTCGTAATTGAAGATTCAAAATCAAGTAATCCTTCTGTTATATCTGTTAAGGTATCAAAAGATGTTCCTAATTGTCTTGCAAATATGGCAGCTTCAGCGATATTCCTACCACCATCTTTTGCAAATAAAGCAAATGAGTTTGCAGAACCTGCCAAATCTTCCATGACTTCAGATGGTATAACACCCTTTAATTTTGCAGTTTCTCTTACCGAAACAATCATATTATTTGCAACATCGGTAGAACCATCATTTAATCTTGCAAACGAAGCAACTAATTTTGCCGTATCAGTGCCAGATAATCCTATATTTTTTGCCAACAAAGAAGTGTTCAACTGAGTTTGGAAACTAACCTCACTCATAGAACCAAATTCATTTGTCAATTGCATAGCAGTTTCCAAAGCATCATCAAAAATGAAAGATAACGCTGTTGCTGAAATAGTCATGTCATTCATAGATGTTAAACTCATACCAAGTTTACTATTCATTTCACCTATTTTACCAACAACTTCTCCAATTCCAACTACAAATAAACCCAATGCTAATGATGGTTTTTTCAACATTACATTTAATTGGGATCCAATGGCCTCAAATTTAGCTTGTAAACTTTCAGCATCCGAAGTTAAATCTTTGAAAACATCCAATTCATTAGCAGTGAGTCCCATATTCATTTTAATACCTTTTTGCATTTCTCCAAACGCTTCTAATGACTGTCCAACTAGTTGTTGTATTTCAGGTGGTAGGTTTTGTAACTCACCCACAAACGTTTCAACAATAGATTTTCCCCACTTTTGTTCAAATTCAGATAAATCTCCAGAAGAAGCGGCTTCTTCAAATTCTGTAAAGGCAGTTTGTAATCTAGTAAGTGTATTTAAAGATGCATCATCACCCATATCTTGAGCCGAAGCAGCAGCAGCGGCAAATGAAGTTCCGAATTTTTTTGCAGAAGATTCAACTTTTTGAGTAGCAACATCCAAAACACCTAAACTCTGAATGGATGATTTTACTTCATACCCTATATCTCTGTATAAATCTTTTTGCTTTTCTATTATTTCATTCTGTTCTTCGATAAAAGAAATTTGTTTTTCTAATTTTTTTTGATGTTCATCTCTTTGACGATTTAGCTTTTCAAGACTTTTCTGCATTTTTTGTTGATTTTCAGTACTAAGAGATTCAATCCTTGCAATTCTAGACTCAACTTCTTCTATTTCTTTAAGAGTTTTAAGTTTTTGTTCCTCTACTTTACTGATATCAGCCATTTTTGGTATTTTTTATTTATTTAATGATTTTAAGTAATTTCTCAATTGATCAAGATCATTATCAATTTTTGCAATTTGTCTAGCCAATTCTGGGTCTCGTTTTTTTGCTTTATCATGAAATGATTTTTCCAAACCATCTTTATAGGATTTGAAAAAAGCTCCAATAAATCTATTAGCCAAACTTTCTTCATTTAATTTTTGTTTTTTCATATGTGTTTTTGTTTTATAGTTTTCTACAAATATAAATATAAGATAAAAAAAAAGTAAGGATTATCATCTAACCCTTACTTTTGATTTTTGTTGTATTTTCTTATATTCCTCTGATTCTTTCTTTTTTAACTCTACCAGTTTATTAAAGTAAAATCTCCGTAAATGAATTGGCATAAAATAAACATCATGCCATGTAAACCCATTTCCAAACTGAATCATTTCCCATATTTGGTTATGGAGTTGTGTGGAGTAGTTAGTTGGAAGGGTAAAAAAACGATACCCCAAAGGGTATGTCAAGTGCCTCCGTTTCACCTGTAATATCTGAAGTGAATTCAAATTTCAAATCCATATCAGGACTAATACTATTTACATGATTTCTAAATTTTCTGGTATCTAAGGCAATAAACCCATTTTCAACCCAATTATTAACAAATTTTCTATCATCATTTCCATCTACCGAAAGTATCATATACCGAAGGCGAGTGGTTACATTAAAATCAACTTCCACCTTTCCTTTATACAATCTTTGTTTTGCCTGAATTTCTTTATTTATTTCAACCTCATCACCATGTGTTAAGAGTTTGAATTCTATTTCTTTTTTAGATGTTGGTAATGTATAAACGTATCTATTTTGAGAGTTTACCAAATTTTCATCAAAATCTCTTGTTTTAACTTTTGAAAGGTCTATTACAACATTTTGCCTTTCCAATGTAAATGGATCGGTAACTTCTACTTCATAATCCGAGCCATACCCTAAAACTCTGGTTGCCAATAAAATTGCGTTTTTATCACCAATAAAAATATCGTTGATATCTACATTTGGTTCTACTACAATAGATTCAAATAGTTTGTCTAAAACTACACCCTTTTTGATAAGATTTTGAGAAGCAAGAATATCTTCTTCTCTTGCGGTCATATATTTAATTTCTATTGTACCCTTTTGTAAAGGATGTCCATCTGGGTAAAGTAAACCTTTAGAAGGTAATTCTATAACTTGTGTTGGAAAATCGTGTGTTTTGCTCATAACTTGTTTTGTTTTATGTTTATATATAAATATATAAAAGTGAAAAATTTGGTATAAAAAAACCCCATACTTTTTGAGTATGAGGTTTTTGAATTTTCAATATTGAGGTTAATATATGGTTATGAAGTTCTCAATACTCAAGGATAGCATGATCATACGCCAAATTTATAGTAATATCAGAGATTGCATCTTCTTCAAAACCCAAACTACCAAAGTCAGCGGAAACGATAAATGCTCCTTTGAGAGTCCATTGTTCAATCTTATCACCAACTGGCCCTAACATATAAAAACTTATATCTTTTTTGTAGAAATCTGCGTATCCTCTTCTACCAGTAATTGATTCATGTGATAATCGAACCCACTCCATTACTTGTTGTGCTCCTGATGGAACAATAGGATCATATAGAGTAATACTAATATCCTGCCATTCACCCTTTCCTTGAATTTTTCTATATGTATTGATGTGGTCTAATTTAATTGTACTAAATTGAATATTAGGTCTTGCTGCTGCTTTAATTAAATAGGACTGAATACCGTCAATTTCCATAATATAACGGTTTTTCATTTTTGGTTCAAAGTTCGTATAGAACATTTGGTCAAATTCTAATACTTCTGCCATTGTGTTTTATTTCCTCAAATTTTGTTTATCTTTACTATAAATATAACATTTTATTTTTTTTATCCTACATTAAGCTGAAAATGAAGCTCCGGTTGGAAGTATATTAAAATCAATTACTATAAATTCAACTGCTTTTGCAGGTTGTAAGAAAATTTGTCCTGCCAATATGTTTCTATCAATTACATCCGGTGTGTTGTTTGTTTCATCCATTACAACTTTGAATGCGTATAAACCTTGTCTTTGTTGAATACTTTCCAAATAAGGATTTACAGTATTGATAAATCTGGCCCTTGTGGTTGCTGTATTTTGTTCAAATAGTAAGAATCTGGATGTTGAAGCAATGAATTTCTTCACTCCAATTAGTAATCTTCTCACATTGATTCTATCCAACGCAGATGGTCTGTCTTGTAAGGTTTTTTGTCCGTATGCCGAAATTCCTTGTCCAGGAAACGCTGCAATTGGATTTACCTTATTCTCATACAATGTATCTCGTTCTTCGTGAGTTAAACGATTTACTACACTAACCGCCCCTACAATACCACCTCTATTCAAACCA